TTGAACAGCAAAACCAGGTCTAAAAAGAACTCTATGGAACTTCTTTGACTCGGTAAAGTCATCATAATAAGGCGAGAGGTTAAAGTCTGTTGGACTTGGCATTTATTTCCCTCTAAAATTCAATTATTAATTTAACATTCTCAGTTTGATCTGAAGCTCTTGTAATTGGTGATCTGTTTTCTATATATAAAACATCACCAGTATCAGAGTCAATCTCACCAGAATTATAACCACTTGTAAATGAAATATTATCTACAGTTGTTGTTGAACTTGAAGGAGTAGCAGTAACACTTGAACTTTGTCCTGTGATAACATTTGTACCTGAAAACGCTGTTAGATTACCATTACTATCAAGTCCTTCATCATTAAATCTTGTTTGTATGTAATATAAAATATTGTTTGAACTATCCCATTCTACAACTTTACCTACAGCACCTGTTGTTGCTTGATTGATTTCTTCATCAACTGTAAAGTTACCTGATGGCGATGTTACTAATATTGCTTTTGTTCCTCTTAAAGTAGTTGCTGTAGCGGCTGAACTTGCTGATTCAATATCTCTCATTAACGCAACACGTCTAAAATCGTTTGCTGTTGTAAAGTCACCAGAGTTTGCTGTTTCGCCAGCTTCAAAGTTTGTGTTTAACATTACATAGTAACCACCTAATTCTTTTATAGCGTCTTCGCCGTGTCCGCCTTTCGGACCAATAATTACATCTAATTCAGCACCACTTAATCCTGTAGCACCTGCTGTAACTATGTCAGCGTTTCTAATATAACCATAAGTATATCCTGAACCGCCTGCTGTAACTGTAACTGCTGTTACAACTCCTGAAGCAACTGTAACTGATACTGTTCCACCTGAACCGTCACCTTTTATAGAAATGCCTGTGTGAGTACCATCTGTACCACCTGAACCAGCAGTTTTAATTTTTACAATATCAATAGCACCGTTTGTGTTAGCAGCAGCAACTCCTGAATCTGTAGCAACTGCCATAAAATCTGTTGATAAGAAATTTGTTTGTTGAGCGGCAGATAAAGAATACATATATTTCCACTTGTAACCGTCAGGTGATGTGGTTAAAATTAAGTTTGATGTACCTGTAGGTTTTACTGTTGATGCAACACCACCATTATTGTCTAAACATTTGTAAACATTGTTATCATCTGTTAGTACATAAAAAGTAGCGTCAAATAATGAAGTTGCCCCACTATCTGCTGTTACTACACTTGAAGTTGAACCTGTTACATAATGACCATAATCGTGTCTGTAATAATCGTAAACTGTTCCACTAGTCCAATTTCTTCTTGGAATGACTATTGACACATCTGAAGCAGTAACTCTTTTGGCAGCCAAAAGGTCATCAAATACGTGATACTCTTGTGATATTGAATCAACGGGTGTTAATGGAGAGGCGTCTGTGCCCTCATATTGAGTACGGCTGTCACCTCTTGTAGATGTAGCCCACGCTTGTGGTCTACCAATTCCCATATAGTACACATTTGGAGAAGCTTCTGAAAAAGACTCTACAAACTGTTCCTGATTATGGATTCTAAATTTGTTTGTTATAATCGCTGGCATAAATTCCTCTTAATCTTAATTATATTTATACATCTTTTTAATAACTTATACTAATTTCCGTAGGATAAGCTATATATGTTTTTAAATTATTGTTTGCTAAATCTTGTATTTGGACTACTTCTCCATCATAAGTCGTACTATTTAAACCACTTAATCTATGATTAGCCCAATTTAACATTTTCATTGGTTGTACATAACTTCTAACTACACTATCAGCACCTGCTGAACCTGTTTGAACACTAGGATGATTACCACCATACATACTTGTAAAGGCTGGAGAAACTGAATTTAAGTACAAAGATTTCATACGTGGTCCACAATAAGCGTAACCATATTTTAATTCATCACCTCTAACTGTAATTTTAGCAATTGAAGGTACTTTAATTGTTACTACTTGATTTAATGTTAAATCTCTTGTATTAGGTGTAAAGTGGTCACTTGTACTATCTGTAAAGTCTGGATCTATTCCTAAATGAGCATTTGCTCTTAAAGTTGTGCCATCAGTTGTTGTTCCTAATCTTCTACCAAATATTGTAGAGAATAAAGTATTAAGAACTAAAGCAATTCCTTCATAATCAATACCAGAATTAATACCTGTAATACTTTGTATTTGAGCAGAAACTTGTGTTGTGATATTAACTTGACCTGTAAAATAAAAACCAGCCGAGTGCATTGTCTTTTTAAAACTATCTCGCCAGTCATTAATTGTACGACCAACTTTGATAACATAAGAGAAGTCCTGATAGTATAAACTATCTTGTATTCTCATTGTAGTTTCTGAAACGTGACCGTCTTCATTTAAAAATGAACCTGCTGTATTTGCTGTAGCACCCACTGTAGAGGTTGCTGTTGCTAAATCTGTTATTTTTACCGTCGCTGTTGCTCCACTTGTAACACCTGTAATTGTCGTGTCACTAGCAAATGTTCCTGTTGAGTCACTTAAAGTCAAAATATTTCTATCGTTATCAAAAGAAACTACTGTTGCTGTTACAACCGTAGAATCAGAAGCAATACCTGATACTGTTTCTGACGTTGAAAAATCTCCTGACTTATCTAATACTAAAACTTTTTTTCTTAATGTTAAAGTAGGTGGACTAGGTGACTGTTGATATTCTGCACCTGATTCAACAATTTTTAAACTTTGTATTCTTCCTATTTCTGTTCCATAAGTAAAGATTGAAGCACCTGATCCGTTTGTGTCATCAACTGTAACAATAGGCAAAGATAGATAGTTACTACCAGCATTAATAATTCTAATGTCTGTAATATCACCTGAACCTGTGCCACTTTCTTGTACAATTTTATTTCCTGTATATGGATCGCCTCTTGTAGTTTCATCTTCTAAAACTAAATGATCTTCTTCAGTAGATGTAGATTCTTCTTGTGTAAAACCACCATTAACAACGGAAACTTTAGCACTTGCTGAACCACCGCCTGTTCCTGTATTATCAAAGACAACATCATCACCAATTTCATAACCAGAACCACCAGCATCTACATAAAAATTTGTTAAACTACCTCGTCCAATAGTGTCAACATTTATAATAGTGCCAACTCCACCACCTGTAACTGAAACTGTTTCTCCCTCAATATATAAACTACCATCATTTGTAAGAGTTGTTGAGTTAGGAATACCTGTAATAGTTGCTTTTATAAAAATATCATCTTCATTTGTTTCCGTACCTCTTATTACTTCATTTGTTTGAAAAGTACCTGATATAGTATCTTCATTTAAAATAAATTCAGTTACTATATTTTCTCCAACTTGAAATTTAAATACGTTTTCAATAATGGCTGTAGCACCAGAAGTTTCACCAGTGATTGTTCTACCAACTAAATTAGCAGTATCTCCTGTTAATAATTGAGCAGATGATTGAATTGCCCTCATTATTAATTGAGTATCCCATTTACCGTCGGAGGTTCTTAAAATATTTTCTCTAGGATATATGGTTTCTGAATCTTCATTAAATAATAATCTAAAAAATAATTCGTGTCCTCGACTTGTACCTTTTGCTCGATACAATGATTTTATATTTTTAATTAATTTTCTTTTATCTACTGAATTATTTAAATTTTCAGGTATAGAATTTAAAAATTCATTTCTAAATTTTGTTAAAAAGTTAGAGATTACTTTATCAGGATCTCTAAAATTTAAAAGTTGTTGTATAGTTTGTACTGGATTTGGTTTATAACTATTAATGACAGCACTTGCGTTAGATGAACTTCCTAAAATAGTTTCACCATCTTTAAATTTATTTTGAGCAGAAATAAACAAACGTCTATTATCTAAATCTTCAGCAATAATAGTTGCTGTTGCTTTTGAAGTTTGACCTGTAATCGTTTCTCCTCTTGTAAATTTGCCAAAGGCAGAACTCTCTAAAATTATCTTATCACCAGCATCTTCTTGTGTTTTTTCAGAAGTAATTTTTGAACCATCTAAAATTAATCCATTCTGTTGTGCTGTTTCTGTTTCTAATTGAATGCCGTCTGTTGTTTGAACCGAAGTTACACCTAACTCGGCTGATTCCATAAACGTGTAATATGTTTTTAAAAATTGTAAAAATTTAGGATGTTGCTCTACAACAAAGTCAGGTGCCTGACTATTAATCAGATTGGATATTTTATCCGTAAACTTTGCCATTTTTATATGTAACTAGGTGTTGTTGTGTATCCTACACCAGCATCAGCCGAACCACCAACAAACGTATCTGCTGTTACTGATATAATAGAATTTGCCGTATCTATTTCTAAAATTTGATCTCTTACAGGAACAATATCATTTGAAGCTGGTTCTACAGTTACTTCAATAACAGTAGATGAAGCACCTCTTATATTTTCAACACTTGAAATATTTAAAGAGTTAATTGTAATTTGTCCTGTTGTATAATCCACAGTGCCTTGTGTGTTATTAACATATGTTCTAACTGAACCTACAAAATAATATCTTCTAATATTACCTGAACCATCATCATCAAGGTAATATACATTTGTTTCATCACCCTCAACTCTAAATCCTGAAGTCGTAATTACACCGCCTGTTCCTGATTTATGACCTGTATGTGGATTGTAAATACCATTTCTAAAATAAATGTCATATCTAGTTGATGAACTTAAAGTTGGTGTAAATGTTTTTCTAATTTTTAATGTTGTTACGTTTGATAATAAAGATGTATCTGTATCATCTATATTTTTTATAACTTTTGAATGTCTAAATACACTGTCAAATTTTTGTAATGTATCTGTATTGTAGTTATCTAATGTTGTGATTATGTCTGATTTTAAAGTGTCTGCTGTTTTTGTCGTTGCTCTTTCATCATATTTAGCATTTACTGTTAATAATATTTTTGTAATTTCAGGATCAACTATTACAGGTCTTACTGAAGCAACATTGTATTTTTGTAATTGTGATACTATATCTAGCTTTGTTGCGTCTGTTAAAGTAGAACCTGAAGCAGGATATATAGCAATTTTAACTTGACCATAAACTGGTGTTTCATCATCTTCACCACCCCAAGCAGAAACCGATTGAGTATTTGGATAAATTGATTGTACTAAAGTTTCATAATCACCTGTAGTAACTGCTCTATCTTGTGCTGAATATTGTAAAGGTGCGTTATATCGTATTGACTCTTTTGTTTGAGGTTCAGCACCGCCTTGAGCAGACGAATTAGTTGTAATAGTTACATCTGTAAATCCATCAATGTTACCTGAAAGTGTAAATGTAGAAGCACCGTTGGCTGCATCTTTATTTGTAACAATGTATTCTAAAATAACAATGTTACCGTCTTCAACATTTTTTCCTAATACATTATCACCAAAATAAACTTCAAATTTTTCTTCATCACTTTCTTGTAAAAAATAAACTTTTGAAGTTGAATCAATAGAAGTTAATCCTGTAACTTTTGTATAAGTTGATGTTGTTGTATCTGAAGCAGAATTTTGAACTTTTACTTTTAAAGTTGTTGTATCTGCTAATTCACTAGGTATAAGAAATCTTTGGTCAGGATCAGCACTGTCAACTGTATATCTGTAAGTTACTAAAGTACCTTCATAAATGGATACATTTGAAAAATTATAAACGCCGTCTGCTGGCGTAATTGTAATATCTGTATTAGTTACAAACTGATATGAAGTTCCTTCTACTGAAGATGTAAAAACTGTTCCTTTATCCATAGTGATAGAAGCACCTGAAGCATTATTAATTCTTATATCAATATTGGCAATAGGAGCTTTAGCAGATGATGGAGTATATCCTAACATCTTAGCAAGTGAAACAATATTTTTTCTTACGTCTGCTGAATCTAGGTACATTTCGTTTGCCAACATATTGGCATTGAAACCTAGGTAGTGTGTGTTGTAAGCAAGTAAATCTAATAAAACTGAAAAACCTGAACCTTCAAAATTATAATCTGAAAATTCTGGTTGACTTTGTAAAAATGTTTTTAAATTGGTTTTTATATTATCAAAATCTAAATCTGATACATTTAATTTATTACTTGCCATTTTATCTTAATCTTTCTAAAAAAGTTTCTACAGTTACCGGTTCTGGTGAACCAACTACATAAAAACTAATTCTTAAATTGTAAGCGTTTCTATCTAAATCTGGTCGAGCAAGTATTTGAGTTACATTTGCTCTTGGTTCAAAATTTTTTAATACTTCACCTACTTGTCTTTGTAAGTTTAAAGCAGTTAATGGTGTTACTGGTTCAAATAACATAGAACGAACATTTCCACCAATCTCTGGATGAAATGGTCTTTCAAAGTGATTAGTTTGAATTAAGTTTCTAACACTTCGTTTTACTGCTTCAACATCTGTTAATTTATTTACATCACTTGTCGTTGTGTTACGACCAAAGTCTAAATCTAAATCTTTATAGATTCGATTTACTCTTTTTGAATTATTTGTGTTTGAAGCGTCAAAGTTTGCCATAACACTAATATTTATACACTATCCAGCAAAGACATTAGGAGAACCTTGAGCCACACTGGTACAACCTGATATAGCGTCACCAACTCTACCACAACCTTTTCCATTAATAAAAACAGTAGTTGAACCTACAGCTATAGGTGCTGAATGAGATGGACAAGGAGCTGGTGGTAGTAAATGACCTGTGTTATTATCACCTTGACGTGACACACCAATACCATTTACAAAAACATTACTGGAACCTTGAGCTCTGGTCATACCAGAACAATGAGCTACATCTGCATCACCTATTCTAGTTACCGCTGGCACGTGACATTAACTCCTTTAAATAATCATCAAACTTTGACATTTGATCGTGTTGTTCTTCGGTGTGAGGTTCAGGTGGATATTCAGGTTTAAATGATATTAAGTGTTCAAAACTATTTGGTATATCATTATAGTTTTGATATTTCTCTAATTTGCCATTTTTTCTAATGACAAACTCACCTGTTAACATTAAACTCGTCCTTGACCAATATATGCTTTAAAACTTCTTTTAAAAGACTTGTTAGGACTTTTTGAATGTCTGCCTCTTCTTTTTTTTCTAGTAGAACCTCTAAAATTTGAAACTCCTAGTGATGATTTTTTAGCCATCTTTATGCTCCGTTAAATGAATCATAGTCCATTGAGTTAACTTTTTCTTTTTTTTCGTGTCGGCAGTTTCCACAACACTCAATTTTGTATTTTTCACCAAATTCGTTTGTTACTTCTT